GAACCCCCGGTTCCCCCTTGCCCCCTCCCCGCCCTTCGGGGAATTCTAATTCCTTACCTTTTCCCATGACAAGATTTCTTGATGAAAAACTGTTGTAATATTCCTGGGTTCCCGGTGGATAATGCTGGTAATGCTGACTACTAATAGCAGGGGTCTTTAAGTAGGTTATAATATATAATGGGGTTCGTTTCTCTCGTTGTTATATTTTTAGGAGTAAAAAATTTATGGAACGGAATTGGAAATTTGATAACCTTGAATTGTTCCTTGAACATTTAACATTGAGAGAACCTGGCGTACAAATATATAATATAACGTACTTAAAGAACCGCGCAAAACAATCTCATATGTTTTAGTCTAATGCCAACCAATTTTCTGGATAACACACATGGGTATAATAACTTTGTTGTTTGTATCTCCATTTATTATTTGATACATAAAATGGTTCTACTTTCACACAACCGTGATTTCGGTATTTTTCTCTATCCGCGTATAAAATGTCGGGAGACGAATGTATAATAAGTTGGTCATTTATATTTTTTGCATCGTCCACGTCATCATTATAGACAACCGCAACATGTCCTTGGTCAGTTTCATTATCTTTGAATCTTGCCAAAAGTAAAGTCCCTTTTGGATATTTCATTTTCATGTTAAGTTTTTCTAATCGTTTTCGTTGATGTAAATAATAAAACCATGCACCCGTCCCGCCTGGATAAGTTGTAAACAATTCTTTGTATTTTCCGCGGATGTTTCCGTGTAGTCCGGGAATACTTAAACCACATTTTCTTCGTAATAAATTTATAAATCCAGAACATACAATAGATTTGTCATTATTATTTATTTCTGATGCGGAAGGAGGAGAACTATTTTCGCACCAGAACTTATCGGTTCCGTTGAACACGTCAGAACCTTCAACATACCATCTATATGGAGTGCCAATTAATGACGTTGCGTATTCAAATATATATATTATAGGGGGAACCCCCGGTTCCCCCTTGCCCCCTCCCCACCCTTCGGGGAATTCCAATTCCTTACCTTTTCCAATGATAAGATTTCTTGATGAAAAACTGTTATCATCTTCCTGGATTCCCGATGGATAATGTTGATATATTAGATTATAACGGTCAATAGACTGGTTCATTTAAATCTGATTTTTGTGTAATAGTCTACCTTACATAAAAATCTTTCAACTTTTTATGATAATCTATCATTAGACATTAATAATAAAAAATATAATTCAATAAAAAATATTTATTATTTTTTGTGCTACAATAATAAGACATTTTTGTTTAAATTATATATTTTTAACATGACAGAAACGTCATCTTTCAAGTTCGTCCAGCAATGTCTGCCTGTATTCCCAACATGTTATTTTAGATTAAAGTTTAAAATATCATTACGATTTTTCGAGTCAGCATTATCCACCGGGAACCCAGGAATATGATAACAGTTTTTCATCAAGAAATCTTATGATTGGAAAAGGTAAGGAATTAGAATTCCCCGAAGGGCGGTAGGGGGCAAGGGGGAACCGGGGGTTCCCCCTATTTCGAGTGAGACTTAAAAATTATATAAATACTCGGTTAATAGGAGGGGTCGCAGGGGAACCTGGGTTCCCTGCTAAGTTCACTCGCCTTTTCATTGACTTGCGCCATAATATTTACACACTCATTGAGTTTTTCTACTTTCTCCATTGTTTCCTTCATCGTAACATCGCCTTTGGTATCACGCGTCACAATTCTGCGCGCAATATCAACCACTGTATTATTCACTTCAACATAAATTTGTTGAACGAGTTCGGGAATTTTGCCTAGAAGCGCGTTATATAGTTTATTCCAACTATTGTATTTGTTAGCAGCCGCACGAATCTCTTTTATATTCAAAAGAATGTAATTGTAAACACGAATTACATTCTCTGTACGTTCTGTAACTGACAAACTTGCTCTAAGTTCATCCATATAACAAGTAATTTTTCTAATAATTATTTCCAATGCGTTGTCTTTGTCGAGATGATCGACGTCAATAACACTCTCGATGACCTTTCCGCTTCGAAGCAACATGTTGTATGAAGATGTTGGTGTAGGGTTAAACATCAGATTTTCAATCAATTTTTTTGGAAATTGACAGAAAAGTAGTCCCAAAAAGTTATAAACGAGAGAAAAAGCATTTAAAATTATAGTAATACATTCAACTATTACCACTTTTGCTTATATGTCATCCATAAAAGAATTAAATTTACCCATTCACGCCAATATTGTATCCAAATTACAATACTTTCAGGATATTCATAAAATTCCCAATATCATATTTCACGGTCCGTCTGGTTCCGGCAAAAAAACACTAGTTCATAATTTTATTTACTCCATTTACGGCGGCGATACTGAAAAGATTAAATCTTTTGTGATGTATGTGAACTGTGCGCACGGAAAAGGGATTAAGTTCATACGCGATGAACTAAAATTTTTTGCCAAGACACACATTCACTCCAATGGAGGTCATGTATTCAAAAGCATCGTGTTGTTGAACGCAGACAAGTTGACGATTGACGCACAATCCGCGCTGAGAAGATGTATTGAATTGTTTACCCACACCACTCGTTTTTTCATTTTGATAGAAGATAAATATAAGTTATTAAAACCTATATTGTCGCGGTTTTGCGAAATTTATGTATCTGAACCCATTTTTCAAGGAAAACCATTGAATTTGCATCAATATAACTTGAATAATACATTTCAACTGAAGGAAGTTAAGACAAAGCGTCTTGAAAATCTCAAGAGCGATTTACAAAAATATATGACGGATAAAAAAAAATACGAAACCTCCTATGAAAAATTGTTCGCTTATTCAAGTAAATTATACGAAAAGGGGTATTCTGGTTTGGACATCATTACTTTATTAGAAAATCATAACAATTTTGTTGAATTGTCTTTTGAAAAAAGGTACGAATTGTTATTCGCTTTTAATCGAGTGAAGGGGGAGTTTAGAAATGAAAAATTGCTTATGTTGTTTATATTGGAGTTTCTTTTTTTGAGTTTAGAACACACTTTAGAAAATATTTCGTTTATGTAAAATGGACGATTTTAATATGTCAAGTTTAAATCAATCCAGAAACGAATGGAGTTCAAGATTAATTACCATATTAACTCCGCTGATTATAGAAGGATTAAAAGCTATATTTGATGAAGCGCTTGCTTTGTGTAAATCCAACAACGAGATGGATAAGTATTTAATGACGTTTCAAAATTTTATTACGCGTATTCCAAAATGGAATCCCGCTATTGTAGAAAAAGAGAGACAACGCATTATTGAGAGAAGTGGGTGCGCTTACTTGGAAGACCTAATTACTTGTGTTCATATTATTCAATTGAAACTGTTGACAGCAATGCGTGTCGGGCAAAAACAGAAAAAGATTGACATTAGCATCCCCAAGTTGGACGACTTTATCCATAATGTCTATATTCATGTTGCGCGAAAAATATACACCAATGTATATTTATTTGAAATCAATATTCCACCTTTACAAGTTCAAAGACAATATCGCGAAACCGAACTCATTGTTCAAGAGTGTATATTAAATACCATCCGAGAGAGTATACCCGTTGAAACCATTTTGTTGGCGTATATGGATGAAACTGTGGAGGAGGATGTGGTGGAAGAAGTAAAGGAGGAGTTGATTGAAATGAAAAAAGAACCTGTCACGCAAATCATTGGAGAGACGTCGGCAAAAGTGGACGCACCCGTTGTGACCCAAGAACAGGAAAATAGCAACGCTTTTTCGCCGGAACCCGAACCTGCAACTGCACAAAAGGAAGACATATCCTTCCCTGAACTTTCGTTTAGCGATGTAGATTTTGTGCAAGGAGACAATAACACTGTTATACCCGTGGATGCTCCTAAAACAATTGAACGATTAGAACACATTAGTGCAATGAGAAATGAAGAGAGAAAGCGCGAAGCAGAGAACGACGACGATGAAGAAAAACTCAAAATATTTGATGACGAACCTGTTTCTCTCGATGGGTTAGATATTCAGGATTTAAATGCAGATATGTTTTCTTTTCAAGCTGAAAATTTGTTAGGAGACGTTGAAGTATTGGCGTAAAACGAACAAGTTACTATACAGCAATGTCCACTGGTATCCCAAAAATGTGTTTTTTAGAGAATCGTAAGAATTTTAAAATAAAGTTTAAAATATCATTACGATTTTTCGAGTGAGACTTAACAGTTATATAATTACTCGGTTAATAGGAGGAGGGGTCGCAGGGTAGTGTAACCAGCCCTGGGTTCCCTGCTATGAATATACGCGTAAAAAAAAGATTTAGAATCTTCTTTTTAAATGTAAATGAACAACGTATTTTTAGTTTCAGGAATTATATCCGTTGTGTTTTTTATATCCAAATTTATTGAAATGCGTTTTGTCGAAAAGGAAAACAAACCCTTGAAATTTTTGATTCGAGATTCACTGTTAGTTTATTTTAGTTGTATTTTTGGTCTTTTTGTTATAGAACAGTTGACACCAGCGATGAAAGACGTTGTGGATGGGACGGCGGAGTTAGGCGCGAGTGTTCCTTTGGCGTTTACCGACGCGCCCAATTTTTAAGGAGCAGGGAACCTAGGGCTGGTTACACTACCCTGCGACCCCTCCTATTAACCGATTATTTATATTTTTTTTAAGTCTCACCCGAAAATCGTAATGATATTTTTAACTTTATTTTGAAAATCACATTTTTTGGGATACCTGTGGAACTTGCTGCTGTGTCTATGGATTATAATGTATTTGAAGACCTAGGTCTACCGCGTTTAGGTCTTTATACATAACACCACAAGGTTGAGAAGTAATTGGATAGTGGACCGCTGTTGCCTGATTCGCAGAAGGTTCCATTATCCAACCGCGGCAAAATTCAAATGTGGGCGTTTTTTCCGAGGTTTCAGCAATCCACCCATATGTAGTTTCATTATTATGTTCTTGTATATAATCATCCATTACATACAAGAAGAACCGCAATGATTTACCTTTTTTTCCAATATAAAAGGATTGACCAAAACTTACAAATAGTCTCTCCTCATTTTCATTCCTACACGCAACGGAAATAGAATACGGGCGGTTGTTTATCTTTTTTTGCAACATTTTACTCAACTTTTGGAATTGTCGCGTTGATAACATTTTGAAAAAACTTTTGTCACTTGATTGTTTTAATAATATTTAAAAGTATTTAAAGAATCAATTTTTTTCATCGACCCGTCCAAACTTTTACAACTGGTATTTTTGTGGAGTTTTGCTTCTTGTATTCCTCATAAGTATAACCCCAAGGACAATAATGTGAGATACTTCCCAATAATGAAGGGAGACGATTCAATAAAGGAAATTCGAGTGCAAACAATATGCCCATTATTCTCTCTAAACAACAACGATCGGACCTGTTTTGAATTGTGGATATCATGTTGAATAAGTTGTATTTGTCTTGAAGTTTCGTTAAAAATGCGTGATGAATCATACTTTGAACGCCAAAACAACCCTTCCAATTTTGATTATTGAAAGATAATATTTCATATTTGTTTTTGTCATGTAACATTTGCTGAATAATATAATTATTTTTCATAACGCGAACAATTCTTAATGAGTTTTGTAAATTTTCTCTCTTTTCATTTTCAAAATGCCATAAAGGAAGA